AAAGTAATTACCATGAGGTACAGACCTAGTAAGTAGGTACTGACAAAGATAACGACAAGAGTCTATTCCGTGATTGAAATTATCTTGAGGAATAGAACCTGTAAGCTTCCAAGAATAATTATTAAATTCACGAATTAGATTTATTGAATTGCCATCAATTACAATTTGATAATCTTGCATTAATGCAATTCCTGACAAGATGCTACCTTTCTTTTTTATTGTAGGCACAATGTTTAATCCTTTTGTTTTTAACTCATTGATTAATCTAGGCTCACTATTATCAGCCACAATTAAATTCTTACCTGCCTTTCTAATACAACCATCATAAATCTGTGAGGTAGTCAAACCTTTTTTATATAAATGTTCTTTAAACCAAATAATTTTTCTAGTTTTGTCAATAGCACCTTCTATTAAAGCTGAGGGGTCAACAGAGAATCCAAAGTCTAAACCGAATATTGAATCTATTTCCGTATTGAATTTATCTATATTCCAATGAGTAAAGATAACTCCTTCTGCTCTTTGTAACCAACCACCCATTATTTGATGCTTATATTTAAGAGGTCTTCTCACTTTCATATCCTCTATTTGATTCACAAAGGATTCTGACAAGTGGTCAAGATTATCTAAGTAAGTGGTGTGAATGTAAGTAATGTTTTCTTTTGTGCCATTAAATCCATCAGGAACTCCTCTATTTTGAAAGAACCTTTGGTATATCCAGTTCTCTTTTGTGGTAGGGTTTAGAATTAATATACATCTATTCTTTACATTCTTTGCTCTAATACTAAAATCAATCTTATCAAAACTCTCTTCGTCTGTTAACTCTTCTGCTTCATCTAATACAAATGAACTTACACCTTGAATAGATTTAAGCTTTGCGGTTTGGTCTCCACTCGATGTTCTAATACCACTAAAGTATATTGAACTGCCTGTTAAATTATTAATGATTTCTGTTTTAGTTACAGTGAACTGGTCAAGTATTCCCATCAATTCAAGCTTCTCTATAAACTCAGGGATAATAGACATACCCGCTGAAGTCATTGTATAACGAGTAAATAATATTCTATGTCCTTTTTCGTATGTAAGTAACACCAAGAATGTGTTTGTGGCAAATGATTTACCGCTTCCCCTTCCACCAGTTATTACAAAGTAACGACTTTTAGAATTAAATAGAGTTTGATATTTAGGATTAAGATTTAGTTTTTTCATATTCCACAATAACCAGAGTCACATTCATTAAAATCATCATCAAATAATTCTGTTTGATTATTCCATTTTATTATTTGGTTGAAAGATAAGTTTTTTGCTTTATACCAAACGTCTTTTTTATGTTTTATTTTTTCTTTAGAGGCAAACCATTCTATTTTATCAGGATGTTTATTGTGCATTTTCTTTATAAGTAATGGATGTTTATGAAAACAACCAACACAATTATTCATCCAAGCAAATCTAACAGGTTTATTTTTCCAATATTGCTCAATAAAATCTTTATATATATTGTCTTTTATCAAAGGGAAAACTGGCTTTTGCCATTCAATTATCCCCCATTTGTTTCTAGTTTTTCTTTTACCAACTATTGCTTTCATTTCTAAACAACCATTTTCATTTGTTTTTTCTAGTGTTCTTTTAGCTCTAGCTTGTTCATTTGCTCTAAACCCTAATCTAAATTCAGCAGGTTCTTTAATCTTTTTTCTCCACCATTCAAATATAGGTTCTAATTTCATTTGTGTTGTGCAATATCTTCTAAGTGGGTCAGGTAATGTGCCAGCAGTATCTAATACTTTATCAAATGTTTTGCCACTTACCCAATCAATTTTTTTACCAATAAATTGTTCTAAATCTAATATAGTATAAATTATGGTGTCATCTTCAGCAGTTGCAATAAAAGGCATTTGTATTCTGTCTTCTATTTCTCTTCTTACTTTTTCATCTTTAAATTTAGATTTATTATCCTCTATCCTAACTAAAGCAAAAACATTATAATCTGATTCATAATTAGCAGAAATATATGCAGATGTTTTGCCACCACTAATTAGATTTACTGTCCTCATCTTTTACATCTTCTGATTCAATGTCAATAGTTTTTTCTTTATCAGCAAAGTTAATGATTGGTATGTTAACTTCTGTTTTAACATTAAGTTCTTTTAATTCTTTTGGTTTGCCATACTTATATTCCCAAAGTAATCTCATGTGTGGAAAGCTATCTTTAGATTGCTTAGCTAGTTCAAGCCAAGCTTTCTCTTCACTACCAAACACTTTTTTCATAGCACCTAAAGCATAGTTACCTAGCTTCTTTTCTCTTGCCTTTGGTGGTCGTCCTTGACCTCTGTAAACACCTTTTAAAGCACCGTTGTTTGCTCTTCCGTCTTTTTTCTTTTTGTTTTCATTATCTACTCCTTCCATAAACCTTTATTAATTAGTTGGCATATAATAGAGTAATTGCCTAAGTCCTGATATGTATCTAACAAGGTTTCATTATTGCCTTTACGATTCTTAATTATTAGATTTTTCCATCTACTTATTTTATCATTCATTCTAAACCATAAACCATTTAATGCAAAGTCTTTGCCTTCTTTGGTTTCTAGGTTTGCACCAGTACTTATATTACTAATGCCATAATCTAATTGCTTCTTGGCAAACAATTCAAACTGCTCTTCAACTATTGCCTCATAACTCTTGTAAAGGTTTGGTGCTTCCTTTTGTAATTGCTTTCTATAATTGTTTTTCATATTTCCTTGTAATGTATTTCTTTTTTTTTAATTGTAGTTCTCTCTCTGGCATATTACTAATAACCATTGTTAATTCATCAATGTCTTTATTATCTAAGTTGTTTATTTTAGCTCTAATATATTCTCTTTTAATAAAGTTATCCATTTTATTTATATTGTCAACTATGTGTTCTAACCAAATTAATAAACTAGGATTATACTTTTTATGCAAATCAAATGTTCTAAGAGAATGTATAATAGTTGCATGATTTATATTCCAACCATTATTATTATAAAACTTAGTTATCTTGCTTAATGGCATTTTTTTATAGTTGTATAGTACATGATTCAATAAAGACCTTACTTCAACATTTTCTCTCCTTCTTGTTATTCTAAATACATCTACCTTAGATATTCTACTTAGTTCGTCTGCTATTTCTTTTTGTGTTATCATTCTTATAAATAATTTTGTTGAATCTTGTAATCCTCTAAAGCGTGTAATATTGCACCACAACATTCATAGTGCTCTTCATTCTCATACTGTTCGATTAATAATGGTATTTCTTTTTCTGTTATTACTCTTTTTTTTAGACAAAGTAGAGTGTCTTCATAACAATCTAAATAATCTAAATACTGTTCTTCCATTTACAAAGTGTCTTCTACTAAGTAGTTTTCTAAATCAAATTCATTCTTAATATAGTTTTCATATACTTTAATTGCATACTCAACTTTTTGCTCACCACTAAAATAGAAATTTTCGCTGACATTAAAAATACCTATTTCATTTGTTGGTGATTTATCTATTACAATATACTTAAAATCTTTGTAGCTTTTGCCAAACAGATTACAATAAATGTAACACTGACTATCATAATTATATTTATTGGCACTATATCTAAATGCCGAACAAATCTGAGTTGTCTTTAAATCTATCAAATGTTCTCCTAAAACATCTGCTTTACCTCTAAATGGATAATCCATTAAATTGTTTACCATAGGCACTTCAAACTTACTGTTCTCTATAAGCTCACTTGCAGGTTTACAATTATAAAATCTATCTCTTAATCTTAATGCTTTGTCTCTGTCTTTAACAGTAAAGACATCCCACCTTTCAGCTTTAGCTAATTTATATTCTTTATTTGCCTTTGTCTTTACATCTAAAAACAAACACTCATTAAATTTATCCTCTTCTAATATACTTGCGTGGAATAAATAACCTTGTGCAAGTGCATCAGATTCAGTAGGTAAGTTTATGTTGTTTAAATATTCTAATGGCGATTTAAGTAGTTGACTTATTGCACTACTTGATAAACAAGCTTTTGCTAAGTAGCCATAATAAAAACTATCTTCTATTGCTTTTTGTGTGAGCTCATGTCTATCATGTATCTCATTGTCTAGTGTGATAATTGGTTCTTTCATATTAATTACAGTTTAAATTATATTGATAAGAGGTGTAAGATTCCCAACATCCACCATCCATATAATATGTTACAACTTCATTATTATAACCGTCTCTGCATAAGTAAATATACTTAACCGAAGTGTTTTCGTACTCTACATGATAAGGTTCGTTATAAGGTGCTGAAGGGTAATGACTCAAGTCGCAATTATCACTGCAACTTAAAAGTGTACATAAAAATAATGTGTAGATTAATGTTCTCATATCTCTTTGTTTTCAACACAAAGTTAATAAAAGAACTGATATAAACAAGTATTACATGAAATTCTTTTTCCAAACATCCATACCTACTGCATAGCGTTGTTTAGTATCTGGGTATTCAAGAATCATTTTAGCATTGTTCATGAACCTTGCCATGAAACTAGCTTTCTGTTCGTACTTTTTAGGTTTTAGTAATGGCATATATAAATAACAATTATAACTTATTGTGTACCTTAGAATTTACACTTTTTGCAATCCCATTTTTCACCCATTTGATTTATATACTTCTTAAATTCTTTTGGTTCTTTGTAGTAAGTCCAACGTTTATCATAATATATACCAGATACTTTACATTTTTCTAATGGTATATTTACATCATCATTATCAAAGTCATGCTCTACTTTAAGCACTGCTGATTTATTAGTGTGCCAAGAATCACAAATCCTTTCAAGTAGTAATCTTTGACCTGTTGGTATCTTGTTAAATTTATATTTAACTTCTATAAGAATAAGAACCTCATTATCGAACTCTAAAACAGCATCAATATCAGAGGGATGCAACTTACCATTTTGTATTCCAGTAAAATCAATGACTTGTTTTACACGTTTTCGATTTCTAATTAATCCTTTGGTTTCAGTCATTGTTATATTCTTTATATACAGTGTATAATTGGTCGTGTAAGTTTTTCTTAAAACAAGACGTACAACTTGTCATTGACATTTTTTGATGAAATATTCTATTGCCTATTTTTAATAATTTTTCCTGTGTTTTAGGATGTACAGTAGATTTTGATTCACTGAAATATTTATCTAAGTATTCATATTCGCTTTGTGTTAAACACTCTGGCTTTTTATAGGGGAATAGTTTATTTAATTTTTCCTTACGCTCTTTACACCCACAATCCTCTCCAAGTACCCACTTAGCTACTTTTTCAATTCCAGTTGCTTTTA